GGAAGAGTTAAAAAAGCTCATTAGAGGTCGTTATTCACACCATAAAATGAAACCTGAAGAGGTTGAGTTATGTGAATTGGTTCTCAACGATTACAATAATGAAGAATTGGCTGAATTATATAATTTGGATTTAATTAAGATGGGAAGAAAGAAACATACTTTAACATTAAGATTGAAATACATTTTTAATAAGCCTTCAAGGTATTATATAATGGATACAAACAATCCTTATTACAAGATTGGATGTATAACCAGTCAGGATGCCGCATCATACTTCCCAACGGAAAGTTTAAGAAATGTTAGAGAAAAAATATATAACGGAAGCCATTTCAAAGATGGTAGATACATAATTAAAAATGAAGAATATGAAGAACAACAAAAAGAATATCTCAAAGGTAAGAAATTTAGGTAAGGGATACACTTGGGACAAGAATAGAAATAAATGGATGGTAAGAATTGTTGCCAATGGCAAATCTTATTTTCTTGGTAGATACGAAGATGAAACTACAGCTAGATTAACTTATCTATCTGCTTTAATTTACAAAACTGCTATTTTCGGCTTGGAGGGGTATTAGTTCCATTACTATATGGAACCATACCATTCACTTGTGTATTCTTTGGTTGCTCTGTAACAGGAGCTTTAACAAGTGCCTTTGTATCAGTGTCATATTTGTATTTAACCCATATGTGCTTACAGTTGGCTCCGCCTCTCCATTCAAAGACAGAATAAGTGTCTGAACCACCTTTACCTAAACCAGGATTTGATGAGTTCAATCTAACGATATCTTCGTATCTCATTAGAGCTGCGTTTGTTCTACCAACAACTTCTCTACAAAATCTTCTTGTATTGTCTCCAATGTAAGATGGACCATACTCTGTTGAAATGTAACGATATAAATTCATTACCCTAAAATTCTCTTGTTTCCCGAACTCAATTGTTTTAGATGGAATACCCTTTGTATCTTCTTCGTTAATGTCCCAGATGTAATCTAAATTATCAATATCACCCAATCCAATACCCAAGTCATCAATAGCAACTCCAAGATTATTTAAGACATCATAAAAATCTTCTTCTTTTGCTAACTTTTCAAAGTATTCAAACTTATATGAATCACTCAACTTTGGATGGTTGATTACTTCTTCAGGTGTAAATTCATTTGTTATATCGCACATATTCTTTCTAATTTAATTTTAATAACTAACTCCACCAACAAATCCACCACATCCATTGCAAGGGTTTGTTAATCCATATGGTTCTAACCAAGTTCCAAGAGGATATTGTCCTCCGTAAGATGGTATGTGTATTCCTGTAAAGTAACTTTGAGCTGATTTAGGCATATTATCTTTAGCAGCGGGTGATGCATAAGTTGGAAACAAGTAGTTGTAATTCAATAAGAATACAATCAATCTTCTCTTATAGAACTCAGCTGTATCCAAAACAGCATTTCTTAAATACTTCAATTCTGATAAATCAACTGGTGTTGAATTCTCTGATGATTCTTTTGAAATTGATTTATTGGTTGCTTTGTAAGCTACAAATGGCATTGCTAAATAGAAAGCGTACTGAGCTACCATAGGTTGGATGTAGTTCCTCATTAACGACGATTCATCAGCGTTAAGAGTATTATTTTTAACCCCATCTTTTAAATGGTCGTAAAACGTAGCACCCAATACTTCCTGCAGATATGTTGTTTGAGCTTGGATAATAAAAGGTGTCAATTTTTCGTCATCAACTGCCGGTTCAATCGGAGTGTTTTCACGAAGATAAGACATTGATATAAAATATACAACAGGTGTAAAAGCCATCTTATTTAGTTTTGATTTAATTTATTTGAAAATGCTAATGGTGATTTTCCCTCTTCAGTTAAAAGACCTGTTTCATCAACATTTGCATAAGTTTGTAATTTCAACTCTTCTTCAATTCCAACATCGTAAAGAACTGTATTTACAGCATATTCCAATTGTTCTTGACGTGGCGATATGTAGTAGGTTTGAAACTCCGCTAACAACTCTTTTCTTTCATCAGTCGAACCCAATTTACCTGGTGTGAATGATACGAGTTGCACGGGACATTCGTGAGCCTGTGTAATTTGTTCTTTAACCATTTCTTGTAATAGAATAAATCTTGTATCACTATCATTTAATTGGATTGGTATAAATTCAGGTGCTTGGTCTTTTGAGTCCGCATAACTTATGATTATCTTACCTGAGCCATCTGAACCTTTGTAGTTTCTTTGAAATTCTCTGAAGAATTGGTTCTGCTCATCTTGAGTAGGAATTCCGGTATTAAACGATAATAAAAAACTCGGTGCGAAACCCTGGCGAACTTGATTGATATGAAACTTACCAATTTGGTAATCCAAGTCAATGTAGTTAATTGCCGTAGAATAATTTGCAATAGGATATAAGTGGGTGTGGGCAGGGTTTGGTTCAATATAGTATAACAATTGACGACCTTTTCTATCTGATGGGTCATACTTTTTAATATACTCAGGTTTGTTCTCTTCCTTCTTGATGTTAGCCCAATCCTTTGAATACCAAAAGTAATCTGCTTCACTCTCGTCTTCTTTTAATCCAATTCTAATGGTATGTACTGGCAAGTAGTTAAAATCAAAGCCAGTCCCTTCTCTGTTCCAAATAACCTCTAAGCAGAACCCGTTATATATTTCGAAATCTTTGGAAATATACTTAAACAAATGTTCTATTCTATTTTTTCTAGCCCATCGTTGTAATGCTGGATTGATAATAGGTTTCAACCCAAAACCTGCTGATAGTTTTGTTTTCTTATTGATAATCGCCTTATTTAAAGGTGAACCATAGTTATTGTATAACTCCAATAGATATACAGGATACAGATTATCAGCACCCCAAGAAATGAAATGGTAATCGCCTTTCTTTTCAAACTTGTAAACGGGCGGGATGTAGGCTTCATTAAATGTAAAAATCTTTACATGAGCTCCTTTTGTTTCGTCAATTTTATTTTCCATAATTATTCAAATACATATTTCGTTTCAGTTGATGTATAAACCGGTGCTTGTGTGGTTCCAGAACCATAAATATAAGCTGCTCCCGATTCAACAACATCATTTATTGTAAGGGCTGATGTAGATAAAGTAACCCCTGTCGTCTGCCATACCTTGTAACTATATTGACCCTCAATTAAATTGTAAGGACTTAAATTGATTGGGAAATAGTTATACCTATTCACATTAGGTGAAGTATCACCAGTCAAAAATAACAAGGTTGTATTGTATTTTTGTTTACCATCCAATTCCAAAATATATGTTGTTGCACTTAATGGAAAGGTTGTTTTCTCCAATAAGGTAAATGGAACAGAAGTGGTTTGATAATTGGCAATATTTAACATGCTTTTTTATTAAATATTTTTAATCTTTTTTTGTTTTGTGTTTGGTAGAATGTAAAAAAGTATTATCTTTGTAGAAACAATTAAAAACAAGAACAATATGAAAACAAAAATCGAAACCCTTACCCAATTATCTATCTTGACTACTGGTATTATTACTAGTGAATACTTCAAAGATATTTCTGAAAACATTGAAACACCATCAGTTTGTTTTATGTCTGAAACAGGTGAATATGAAGATGTAGAATGTGCTGAAATTTCTTATAGTGTTGATGGTTTTACCATTATGTTTAAAGTATTTGAAAACGAACCAGAAGCTATGTATATGGAAACTTGGGCTCGTGATTGTGAATACGAAACATCAGCATGTTTTGATATTGATAAAATTGATGTAGAAACAATCGTCAATATTATTCAGTGTGAAACTTATATGTTCTTTGTAGATTAAAAAACAATTTGTATATTTGTAAAAATAATAAAGATATGGACAGACAAGAAATGATTTTTAAAAACACACTTATTCGTGGAACTATGGGAATGTTGGAAGATGTAAGAATGGAACGTTATGATGAAGCAATGCAGTATTTGATGGATGTAACAAAATCCACAACTGAAGATGATATTAGACCATTACTTCGTGGTAAAAGTTCAGAAGAACTAATGCAAATCAATATCAAGGTTGCTTCTTACTTGAAACCAAGACCAGGTAATGGTGATTTCTCAAAAGCAATTGCTGCAATGTATTCTATGGGTGGAAACTACAAAGGAGATTAAAATAAAAACCCCCAAGTTCAATCAAACAAGGGGGTTTAGTGAAAGTTCAAAATAGAACTTGTAGGATTTAAGCTACTGTGATAGATGTTCCTAATAGTGCTGAAGCCATTAAGAATACACCATTTGCAGATTTCCAAGCGATTGAAATATTCACACCGTTCATATCGCCTAATGCAGTTCCTAATGAAGCATCGCCCGCTGAAGCACGGCCTGAAGTTTCAACACCACATAAGTAATAATCACCCGCGTTAGAAAGAACAACAGCTATCAGAGGTGCTCTACCTAATTCAACCAATCTTTGACGAGCCGTAGCATCAAGACCGATTAGTTTAATTGATAAAGTAGATTCGTAGAATACTGTTCCGTTGTTTCTATCAAAATTACCAGCCTGTGTAAGACCCGCATGTTCAATATCTTGTTGGAATTCATAAACTGTGAAGCCAGAAGTAATACCAGTGATTGTTCCGTTTGCTGATGTAGTATAACCAACAATATCTTCCCATTCGCCAATCCATACCTTCTCAACGCCCCCAATTGATGAACAACCCAAAATGTAGCCGTCTGTAAGATTACAAGTAAAAGCCATAATATGTTTTTTTTAATTTTTTGTTTATTTAATAAAGGGGGACTTTCACCCCCAAGTTTTTTTAGTAGGTTATATTACAATTTGAAGTATACTACATAATCCCAGAAAGCGGCGTTTACACCGATTTTCCATTTCGCCGCAAAGCGCACCTCTTGGTTATCTAAACTATACCACAACTCGAAATTTTCGTAATCGTTTAGCATGTCTACGCCTGCAAAGAGATTAGATTTAGAAGAAATGAAGAACTTGTTAGAAGTATTCAAACCACGAACAGCAATCAATCTTACGTTAGTTCCAGGAACCATTTGTGAGAATTGTTGTCCTTGGTCTTCCGCACCTGTATAGTGAAATAGGTTGCTATTGCGAAGAGCGGTAGCATAAGTTCTATAGAAGTCATAACCACAGTATAAGTAAAGGTCATCTTGGTCGATGATATTTGCTGGAATAGCGTTTACAGCATCATCAACGATTGCAATAATATTAGCTGCTGTAATTGCAGTATAGTTAGATGGGTTACCATCAACAACTGAACCTGAGTAAGTTACATCAGCCAATCTGATGAAACCATCACATAAAGCTAAGTTTCCTGTTCCTGTTGCTGTATTACCTCTCCAAACTAGGTCATCGATTAAAGCAGAAATTTGTTCTGTTTTTTCTTCAACATAAAGCTGCTCGAAAGGAATTTGAGTGTTATATGAACCTGGTTGCATTAGGGTCTGCGTGTAGTATTGCTCTAACGTATCCAAGCAGATTGATTCATTTACCTTGATAGGGCATACCTCAAGGTTGTTTTGAGTTAGGTTAGTAGTTCCTGAGTTAGAAAATCCACATCCACCACCTTGTGCTACAAGAGTTGAAGACAACAAGTTGATTGAAGCCGTTGATTTAATATCTGGTTGGATAGTTAAAAACTGCATACTTCTACCACCTAAAATCATTTTTTTAATAAGGGCCATACGTGTTTCATCTACATATGCTGTTAACCCTGCTACATTTAATGACATAATTAAATTGTTTTTTTATTTGTTTATTTTTATTTATTAAATTGAACCGAAATATTTGGCTCTTTCCTGCTTACTTGCAGTTCTACTTAATTCTTTCTTTGGAGTTGTTACAGAAGCTGTTGATGGTTCAGCAGCAAACTTTTCAAATCTTTCAGTCAAAGATGAATTTGTTTTTTCAACAGACTCAAACTTCTCTTTCAAATTTGTAACTACAGAAGTCAATTGTTCTAAAGCTTCAAACATTCTTCTCATTTCGTCACCTTCCATATCATCACCCATTTCTGTTGCTTCTGTTTCAAGTTCGTTAATGAAACCTTCAGCGTCAGTGTAGATAGTTAAACCACCTTCTAATTCGTGTTTCCCTTCAGGTGCTTTAACAAAGTTACCTTCAGCGTCTTTAACTAATACCATATCCCCTACAGATAAAGCATCACCTTTAGACATAACTTTAACTTCAGTTCCATCTTTTAATTTAGATTCGATTTCGTTTTTGTAATCCTCCATCTTTTCAATTATCACATCTGGCATTTCTTCTTTACCCATCTGTTCTATTTGTCCTGTGTCGGACACATTACCTTTTTCTACTTCAGTAATGTCTTTAATTACTCCTGCTGCTACTTCCAAGATTCTTCCATCGTTTAGACGATAAGTTCCATCAAAAATATCTTGTTCTTTACCAGATACAACTTCTGCAACTTTTTCACCTACTCTTAATGAATCTCCAAGACAACGAATGATTTTACCATCTGTTGTTCCGTAATCAGCCCCCATCATCTCTTGAGCGAATAACTCACGGATTTTGGCTAAAATTGACGATTTTTTATTCATAACTTTTTGTGTTAGATATTATAGTTTATTTTTTGTTTAATACTTTGGTTATTTTACTCCCAAAATGCGTTTAATCTTTTCTTCAATTAAGGTCTCATCGGTATAATCTTTTAATGTAGATTGGATTTCCAATAACATATTATCAACCATATCGTCTTCGTATTTTTCAATAAAGTATCCCTCTAATGAAAAGCCATTATATTCACCATCTTTAATTTTTTCCCACACATCGTCGTTTTCAACCAAGTAAGTTGCAATCCAACTACCTTCAGGAATATCAGGATATAAATTACTTTTGTTTCTATCATCCACAATATAACTTTCAATCATATAGACATCGTCCTTAACTGAGTTCTCATCGTGGTCTGTGTTGATGTTGTGTATCTTATTTTCTTTGAAATACTTTTTCATCATTTTCATAATCGTATCCTTTGAAAACTTCACATAGTATTTTCCTAAATCAGGGGAATATCTTAAGATTTTAGTTTCAGCCAACATCACAGGTGCTGTAACCATTCTTTTTTCTTCGTTGATTTCTTGGAATATTTGTTTTTCAAAACCAAGCATTCTTAACTGATTGTTGATTTGTTGTAATTTTCTAATAGCCCAATCAACACCGGTTTCACCCCCCCATGCGTCATACATCAAACCGCCACAACCTTCGTCGTAAGGAACATCTTTGTGTTGTTGATGTCTTTTGAATGAAGCCATACGAGCAATTGTTTCAACACTCAAAGGTCTATTATTACACAACTGCTGTGCTCTCGTCCAACCCACTCTTGTTCCACAATCTACCTTTGGGTTATTGTCTCTGTATTTGATTGCTCTACAAGCATTTTCACTTGCACTCTTTGGATAATCCCTATAACTTTCTTGGAACTCTTGTCTTTCAAAAACTCTCCAATTCATTTCAGTTGCAGGTTTATCAACGAAAGATAATCTCTCCATACCTTCGTCTTCAAGTTCTTCGTTAAAATCTAAATAAAGAACAGGTAGTTCTTCTTCAAAGTGAAATTTTATCATAATTAAAATCTTGTAGAATTTTCAATCCTTTGAACTCTCTTTTGTGCGTCAGAAATATCTGACTCAACAACATAGGCTCTTACAGGTTGCATTTGTTTATTTTCGGGGAACACTACCTCAAACTTTTGTCCCTGATTTGTTGCTGGTAAATTAGGCATTAAAGACCTACCACCACCATCTTGGTTTATTGCTGATAAGACAGGTAAAAACTTACTTGTGCTTTTTGAATTGATTACTGCTTCACCAGGTGCTAATGTTGCAGGAATACTATCAATATCACCTGAACCCATTCCAGGAACAATACCACCCCTTGCTGCAGTAAATGTAGAACGAGCAATTACCGCTATTTGAGTTGCTGCAAATACTCCTGCTAATGCTGCAGCAATACTTTTAATAATCAATTCACCAGGAGTATTGGCAAATGTTGAAATAACTGCTCTTGCTCCATCTATTGTCGCTCCAACAAGATTTAATTTCTTATTAGTTTGAAATGATTTTTTAGCCAATTCTCTTTGTTGTTGTTCTTGTTCCTGTTCAAGTTGAAGAACTTTATTATCATATTCTTGTTGAGTAATTAACCTTGCTTGTAGTTGTGAGTCCAATATCTGTGTTTGAGCATTTACACTATCTTGAATTATCTGTGTTCTTCTTTCGTTATTTTGTTCTGTAAGATTAGTTAAAGCGGATTCAAAATCACTATACAAAGCCTGAACTGAAGCCAAGTAGTCATCAAGTGTATCTAATCTTGTTTGTAACTTATCTTCTTCACTTTCACCTTGAGCATCCAAATACTCCTGAACTATTCTTAATTTTTCTTCTTCAGTAAATTTGGTTAAGTCAATTCCCTTTTTAGATATTTGTTCTTCAAAAGATAATAGGTTTTGTTTTGCTGTTTTATTCTCATCCAAAACAATCTTATTTACCTTTTGTGTTTCTTCAATCAATAAATCAACATTATTTAATAATGTCTGTTTGATAAGTTCTTCAGTATTACCAATATTTTCAGTTCTTAACTTTTGTAGTTCTGCTAAAAATCCTCTAATTTGGCTTTCTTCTTCTGTAACAGTTGTAACAATATTTGCCACACCTTCCGCTTGAGCCTTTGCG